AGATACGTTAAATGTATCTGTTTGAGAAATACTTTCCCACTCTCCGCCGTAATAGTAGAACTTACCGGTCTTTCCACGTTCGCCTTGTTCTCCCTTTTCTCCGCCCTTAACTATCGGTATTGTCTGTTTGTCAATGATGTTTGCGTCTGTAACAAGAGATGCACCATTGGCCGAAGTCATTACAAATTCAATTGCAATGTATTCGGTAGAACTTGGGATAATAAGCGTTCCGTTTGATAGGTCTTTAGCCCAATACCAATCGTTAAGTGGATATGTGGTATTGTCGTTCTTGCGGAATCGGTACATGATGTTGTATTTCGCGCCACCTGTTTTCCACAAGTTATTTATATCAGTGCCTGAGAAACTTTCCGTTCCATCCGCTCCAGTCTTTGAATAACCGCAATTGATTTGTATTGTTGCTGGTATATAAGATGATTGAGTTACTGAATACGCAAAAGCGATTGCAGACATCGATGGCTCGAGTTGGTATATATCCGTAGAATCTGCCCTTACAATCTTGATTTGTTTGCTATAAGCAACACCGTTATAGGTTATGCTTATAGTCGCTGTGTTAGAATAGTTTGCAAGGATAGTATCTTTGTTTATCGTCCACGAATATATTGCAGATGTGGAAAGAACGACCGGATTTCTTGTGATTCCTGCCAAGGTTACAGCTGGATAGGTTAATCCGGCAACTTGACTATTGCCCTCGTAAAGACTGACTATAGTTGCGAAAGTAGTAGTCACGCGGACTTTTCCGTCGCTGTCACAAGGTATAGTTGCAAAATCATTGGTTAGATTCAAATAAATGGCATCTTTCCCGTTGTCACCTTTGTCGCCTTTGATTTGACCTACATTCTTCCAACGTGCATTGCTTTGAGTTGGAGTTGTAATAGACGTTCTTATATACAAATCTCCGTTATACACATATCCGTCGTTTTGTTCTGCCGAATATCCTTCCCAATTTCCGTTTTCACGGATTTCAATATCATCGCTGTCAGTATTGTTCATAAGCCAAATCTCTCCGTCATCGGCCAAAGACGGAAGTTCTTCACCCCAAGCGACGATACCATAGGCAGTGCCTTTTATTGAGATACTTGTGCCGTCTTCTGCGTAGTGGGCAAAAAGTGCAGGAACAGACCAAGCACCCCAAACACCACCTTTTTTTGTTCGTGTTGAAATGTACTCATTTTTATATGTTGCCGAAACGCCTTGCGGTGTCAGTGTCCATCCTGTAGGTAGATTGGAATCATCTTGTGACGTTTCTGGTTGCGATGGGTTGTTTGCTCTTGTGTAGATTGACTGTTGCTGAGTTCCGTCAGAACCACTGCGCAACAACTTAGTCCAATAAAGGCTGTTGTCCGTCGGTTCATAGAACGTCCCTTGATATGGCTGACCTACCTCACATCGCCAATATGCACCATTATGCCATACATCGTGGGTTTCATATTGTAGCGTTTCTGCGTTGTAGCTGTTGTGCAGATATGGCGTATTGTCCTGCCATTCACCCTTGTCCACATAATTTGCTATGGCATTGCCGAGCGCATCGACCTTGATAAAGTCGCTTACGACGATACCCTGTGCATAAAGATAGTCCCTACCATCAACAATACGGCTTGACACAGCCGCCCAATTCTTAACAAAGTCGGGTAGAACACCAAGGGTCGTTCCATAATTCGTATCTTGGAGTATCGGAGTTCTTACACCGACAAGTTTTGTGATACGGCCGTCACTCGCTGAAATCGAGAAAAGGCGTTGCCTACGCAAAATGCTTTCTCGTTCATTTTCAGTTTGTGCTGTATCTGGGTCGGCATCGCACCCCCAACGTGCTATGGCCATAAGTTCGCAAGGTGCAAAGTTCTTTTGTGCAGGAACGTCTGTGTCATCGTAAAGTATTACTGCCAATTGGTTATTTCCTACAGTCTCGCCCCAAGCGGTAGCCTCGGTTGACGTGCCAATGACTTTCATCCATGACGTGAAGAAAGTGTTTGCCCCATCGCTTTCGACACAATCGGAAGGTTCGATGTCTGAAACGTGTCCATTGTTTGCCGCAAGCGTGTTGATAATACCCTTTATAATGTTATCCTTCCTCTGTGAAGTGATATATCCGTCCCACTTTTCTTTAAGAGAAAGGACGTAGTAGGTTGTACCATCGTGTTCTCGTTCCTCAACATAATCCACTTGGTCGTTATCCGAAAATAGAGTGTCACCCTCTTGCGCTTGCAGTCGGTTGATAAGTAACTCGACGACTTCAAGATAGGAACGGACACGGAGACTTTCGAGTTGTGCATTGCCCAATTGGTCGATTCGCCATCCACGGCCATCCATTCCCATTCCCTTGACATATCCGTTAGACTTGATTTCGTCACCAAATATTACAGACCCAATAGAGTCAAGTCCTTGTTGGAATGTGATACGTCCAAAAGCAATATCATCTGCAACTTTGCTCAATTTGTTGTTGATTTCCGAGATAATCGCATCGCTGTAATATTTCTGCAATTCTCCCAACTGCACGCGCATACGACTGACATCATCCGAAACTTGACCGATTTGGTTTAGGACAATTTCAACGTCATCGGCCAATGTAATGCTGTATTGTGGCAATACGTTCTTCTCGTCCCAACGTATAGAAATCTCCTTGATATATAAGTCCATTTCGTTTTCTGCGTATTGGAATCGAACGACAACATTGTTTCGGATTTGCGATAGGATATATTCGTTTGTTTCAAGAAAGTATTCATCGAACTTCAACGGATAGTCGTAATGATATATGTTGTTCTCTAACATATATTCTTTCATTGCATCGTCAAGTTCATGTTCTGCGTTCGACACATAGGTCAATGGCAAGGAAATTCCAAGAATAACAAACGTATCTCCTGATGTAGGTTGTTGGTAGATGTTGGGCATTAGAGTACCGAAAGTATCAATGTCCTTCTTTACGACAATTGTGATTTGTTTTGTGCTGCTATCTGGGTATCTGTCGTAATTGCGTTGTTGGCCAGTTGGCGCAAAGTTGCCGTCCTTGTCGTAAAAGTTGGCCTTATAGTCCTCCCAATCCACCTCGACGGTGAACGTGCATCCTATGCAAGCACCGCTTCGCATATTGATTGACATTTCCTGCGTGATTGCTGCACAAGCGTAGAGGTCGAAATCCAGTTGTGGAAGTGTCATACGGAAGAACTTCTGCGTATATACACCATCTTCATCCATAGAATCATCCCACACAACGCTATCTGCCAATGCGATAACAAACGTCAAGTTCTGCGTTGCAGACGTAAAAGATGTCCGCATAGCCTTGTCGTCTGTTTCAATCTTGTATGAGAATGAATAACTACCGCCAGGAGTGTTTGAGGAATACGATTTGATTTCTCGGTGCAGAATGAAGTAGCGCACTGATGTACGCCATTCTTCAAGTGCATTTTGTTCTGCCGCAATGCCAGATGCAGATGAAATATTGTCAATAGAATTTGAATAGTCTGCATACGTCACACTTCCATCCAATTCCTCGTCGAATGGTGCGACGGATTGTATGGTATTCTCTCCGAATCGAGGTTTGATGTCCTCAAATGTCTGCAAGTGGTATGATGGGGCATTTGGAACAATCGGGTTAGGATATTCAATTGTAGCATCGTAGTAGTCGATGATTTCCGCGTTCGGCCGATAGTTTGGGTTTGCCCCACCATCTTCCGCATACGGGCTGACCTTATTGAATACCGTTTCCGTAAAAATGGACGGCATTAGTGCTGTACGAGTGAATGGATGCTTGATAAGTTTTACATAACGCCCATTTACGATTCCGTTGTAGAGTGGGTATGCGTTAGAAGACGGAATACCGTGCGGTTTACCGTCTGAATCTATCATCGGGTCATCGTTCTCATATCGAGTGTACTCCCATCGATTGTCACCATACCAAACGATTTGCGGATAACCGTAAGGTATATTGTCGGTGCTGCCTTGTCCTGCGATACGGGTAACGATTTTGTTGTTTTTAGGATTGCGAGAATTGTTCTTCAAGCCAACACCTTGGCCAAAGCGGAATACGAACTGCTCACCATTTTGGTCTGTGATTGTGTTGGATGGCAAACCAAAAAGAATGAGGAATGTCTTGCCCTCATCGTAGCCTTCTTCTCCATTCTTAATGTCGTCAATAATGAACGGAATAGACCAAGTATCATAGGCCGTTTTCAATGCGTCTGCAATACTTACATTGGAGAAAGACAGTACTTCGCTTAACGTCTTTGCTTTTTCGGTCGGTTCTCCTGTAGTTGGGTCGAATAGGGTGTCACTCAATCTTACTATCCACTTGCTCTCTTTAAGGTTAGCATTGAGTTTCGCGACGAAATCCTGAATGTTGCCAATCCATGAAAAATTCTTGTTGTGTGACAGATATTTCTCTTCGCCAGTTTTTGTAGCAACGTCGGCGAACGGAAAATTTGACAACATATACATTGGATGGTAGAACTCAAAAGAATACTTTGTCATTCCGTTAAGTTCCTTGTTGTCCGATACTATACCCTCTCGTACAACTGTAGGAGGATTGACCAATACGTACTGCGTTCCGTTATATTCGATGTACTCGCGCATCGTTACTGCCAACGAATTGTCCTTATAGTACACTTCGCCGGTTATCTTGTCACCCATCGACATTACCTGACTTGTGTATGCAGACTTGTGCAGTATAAGGTCGTGGAACGGTGTGCCATCCGCATTGTGGATGGTGAAATATCCATTACTTGCCATATCTATTCTATATTTTGCGTTTGAGTTTATTTTGTTATCTTTCCGGAAGAATCCACCTTGTATCGTTCATAGCCAAGCCACAAATTTGCCTCCTCGCACCTTCTGCGCATCAGCCCCACCAAAGGTTTACCGTTTGACTTGTGCCACTGAACAAGTTGGTCTGTGATTTCAACGTCGCTTTTTCTTGCGATGATATACTTCTTCATCGTCGATGAATTGAAGGAGCCGATTCCGAGGTTGAAAATCCAAGATACAAGTGCATCGAACTGACATTGTTTGAAGTTGATGTTCAGTGCGTTCAAAGCAGTTTCGATAGGCTCAATGTCCTTGCAAAACAGTTCTTCTGCTTTTTGTTGTGAAATAGTTGAACCAGCCTTAACGTCCGCGCCGTAATGTCCAATACCAATCGTATAGTATTTCTCTGTAGAAACAGGCTTGTAGGCCGTCAGCCGACACCCCTCGTATTGCTTAATGAACGCAATACCATCTTTAGATATACGCATAAGTTCCATAAAATTAGTTTTTGTTCTTTGCATTGAGATATTCTATGCGGCGACCTTGCCTTGCTATTTCTTTCCGCAATTCGTCCATCTGTTTCTCCAAAGAAAAAATCTTTTCGCGATATTGAGCATTCTCGTTTCGGAGTTGGTCGTTCTCTCGTCGGAGTAAGTCTCTGTCGTTGCGGATATAGTTACAAGATGCAGTCAAGTCATCAATGGTCTGTTGATAAACATTCTGCATTTTTGCCCACCCTTCGGCTTCGGCTTGCGTTGCTTCCCCTTCATTGCGTCTCTTGTAGGCACGGTAGGTAAAAATCCATCCCGCGCCCAATATTAAAGACGTTGCCGACAATATAAAATTAGTCCATTCCATAGTTATTCGTTGTCGGCTATAAGGTTGTTGTTATTGCGTGAAATGTTCTGCGCCGTCTGTGCGTTTGTATCAACGGTAGTGTCTTTTCTGCTGATAAGTGCGCCGCGTTCTTTGATTACTCTCTCGGTTTCGTCCGGATTTGCGTCAGGACATTTCTCGATGATTGTCCGTGTAGATAGATACGGTGCCTCCATTGCAAGATTTGTAATCTTGGTTTCGTTGGTTTCAAGTGACCACGGAACAATCTTTGCACCGATGCGGATGGAAGCATAATAATTACTCTTGTTGTTTTCCAAGTCCAATCCCTCTTGATGCAGATAGACCATATCGTTTACGAACCGTTGCCAGTCAAGTGCGCTTTGAGTAGCCAAAGAGTAATCGTTAGACATTGCAAGTGCGATGCCGTTTCCACCGCTGTTAGAAGTAGAAATGTCTTTTGGCGTGATAAAAGATGTGGACGAAAATAGGGAAATTTTTTCTTCCAAAGTTTTTAGATAACCGTCCATTGTCTTCGGCTCTGGAAAATCCAACACTTTCGCATCCTGCTTTCCATTTGTAGTGTCACTTGAAAGATTTACGATAAGTGTCGATGAATCCCTCTTGAAACTATCAGAATCCATTTCACCAATAAACACCAATGCAAATGTTCCGAATCGTTTTAATGCTATTGCTTGAATGTTTGCCATAAGTTCCCACATTTCAATGGAACTTTCAGCATATTCCCAAGCCACCTTGCCACGCTTATGAAGCAACGGACAACGGCTGAATCCATGTTTCTCACTCTTGATGTCCCAACCGTTTTTTCCTTGCGTACAACGATAATGGTTTGTAGCATCGTATGTGTCGATGACAATATTATCGTCTATTTGATATACCAACGAACGCGCAATTTCAATGCCGTACTCATCATAGTTTGGAACTATTTGATAGCCGTCCTCGTATGAATAGTTTGTCACAGAATATTTCTGTGTTTCCTTGTCGAAACTAAAAAGCACACCACAATTTCCCAATTGCTTGCAGGTGTTTATTGCCATATACTTGTTCCATTCGCGTTCACGCCAAAGCCATTCTTGCTTGATTTCACTAAAAGCATTCATTTCATCGACGCTTGGCTCTTTATTGCAAAGGTTGAACTCTAATTGATTAGCCGTAAGATTCCTTACGTGCGCACTATGAATAAGTTTTTGAAATGAAGCCGTTTGCGTGATTTCCATCATATTAGAAGGTAATTCAGACCCATCCAATACGATTTTAATGTGTGGTATCGACTTATTCAAGATAATATGATGCAAGTCAGGCCTATATTCTGTAATATAGGTATCTTGCGAAATAGGTAAAAGAGACAAGTTTGCAAAACCTGTTTCAATTTGGGTGTTATTAAGAATGCTAACACCCTCATAACCATGAGCGTTCATTGTGCCGCCGCGAGTAAACGGCTTCATTTTTGCCAAATTCATTGGGTTGCTCAAAAACCATTTAATGTCATGTTCTCTAATCATATTGCACTTAATATGTTTAATATTTCACTTGCGTTTCTTATTTTATTGTGTCGTTTTGCAATTGAATCAAAATTTTCCTCGCCGTTGATGTTCAACATCGAAAGCATGTCATTTGTTTGTAGTTTTTTGCGCATGATTCCTGCATCTTCACGCAACATCCTATGGCAGTCGTATATCATACCGCCACAAGCCTGTATGATTGCATCAGAAAGGTCTGGCGACATACCTTTAAGCAAGTTTTTCATTTTGTCTTTCGTCATCATTGCAATTCGTCCGTTTGGCGTTTTTTCAAATTGAAATATCTTGCTTTCAAATATTAGGTGTTTAAGTATGGTAGTACCGCCATCGCGTTTCATATTCTTATGATTATAGTGCATTTGAGCCAACTTGGGTTCAAAATGAATCAAACCACTTTGAATCATTTCCAATGTTATATGACCAGACTCGTCTTTCATCGTCTTAAATTGTGCTTTCCCTCTGTTTGATGCAGAACCTGCGCCGCTAAATGAGTGGGCTTTTGGGAAACAATCTCGCAAGAATCCAAATCCCTGCACGTCTATAATCATGTCTTTTTCTTGCAAATCGTGCTTGTCTCGGAAATTGATAGCCATAATCACTGCATCACGATTGGAATTGTGCATTGAATATTTTATGTCACGGCAAACAAAGCCCACCTTTGACCACTTTTCCCAATACATGAATATAAGGTTGTCAAAGCCAGTGGATGCCATATCCATTGTCATGAACCGTTTCTCTACTACGCTATCTTGCGGTACTTCTATCGGCAAGAACATACGTTCAACGTCCGTTTGTGAAAGTTCAACGTTTGCTAAATCTTCAATATCATCTTCTTTTTCATCGGTTATTGAGTAATTCCAATTCTCTGTGTATGCTGATGCTGCAGTAGATGAGTTCGCAGCCAAACCGCGATACCCCTTGTTTTTTGCAAGCATCTTCTTATTGTCACGAACGCTGAATGTATAGAAGACCATAGAAAGAATAAAGTCTTCGTATGTCATATCCTTGTCTTGTGCCAACAAAGCATCTATATGGTCTTTGCATTTTTCGTAAACCTCACGTTTCGTTCTTCCCCAACAGGTCTTGTCAATGTCACCTTCTTGCATGTTGAAGTACATAACAACACCGTCCATTTCTTTATCTATCGTTCCGTCATCGTTTATCCAACCACCACCGTGTTCTCCTTTGCCGCATAGTTTACGCAAGAAACATTCTCTTTCTGGGTTTTGCGCCAGGTAAATTTGCGCCTTGCCACTTGAATCCGAACGCAGACGTGGCATAAACGCCGTGATAGTTCTCCAATCAAACTTATTGCATTCGTCAAATATTAGTTTCTTTGCCTGCAGACCTTTTGCAATCTTATCAATCACAATAGGGCTTTCGTTGTCAAGTTGTTGGAACTTTATTTCGCTGCCGTTGTAAAGTTTCATACCCATATCCGTTTGGTTACGAATAATCTCACCAATAGGGTCGTGTGGCTGTCTCTTTACACTTCGGTCAACAAGTGGGTACATCTTTTTAAGTGTATCATTTACTTTTCCTGCACCCCAGAAGTCGGAGACGTTGCGCATGAAGCAAACAATTTTTGCATTTTCGTTCATCGCAAGATATTCGATAGGAGAATAGTAAAGCGCATAACTTTTTCCTCCTCCTGTTCCGCCAGTCAGACAAACAAAGTCCGCATCAGACCTGATGGCATACTTTTGATTGCCATCTTCCAACGGAGATAAAACAATATCATTTCGTTTGCGTGACATATAAATTTATTTAATTTTTTTGCAAAATTAAATATTAAATTTTAACAAAGTGAAATGAGAGAATGTTTTTTTATATCCTTTTTGAAAAAAAGAAAAAAAAAAGAAATAATGCCACTTAATAATATTTTTTTTGATATTATTTTTGCCCAAAGCAAGAAAGCAATTGTTTGATTTTTACTTAAAATAGGAAAGCAACTATGAAAAAAGAAGAAGTTTTGCAAGCAGCAAACGACTATTGTAACGAAAGACGTTACACTGAAGTTCATCTAACTGGAGATTTCAAGAACAAGTTTGCGGATTTTTTCGCAAAGAAATACGCAGACAAAAGCATTGATGATGAAAACGTCGTTAATGACTTGAAGTTTAGTCTTGATACCGCTCACAGCGCGTCTTACTGTGGAATCGGCGCAATCGAAAAGAATCACGCTACGCAGGTTGATGACTACAAGCGACAGATTGAAGAACTTACACAAAAATTGGAAAAACAGACGAAGGATGTTCCGCCGACTATTCCGGATGAGGTGCAAAAGCAACTCGATGAACTCCAAAAGTTCAAGGATGCGGAGGCGAAAAAGAACAAATTCAACGATGTTTTGAAAATTGCAAAGACGAGCGTGCGCGAAGACCTTCACAAATCTTTTGAAAGTTTTGCGAATGGAATCGAGGTATCTCTTGACAAGGACGACAAGGAACAGGCTGATTCTATGGTTGCACGTTTCCAGGAAATCTTTAAGGATTCTATTGGCGACATTAAGCCGCTTGCGCCAAAGCAGACGCAAAAGAATATTGAAGATTTCGTTGCAAGTCTCCCAAAGGTAAAAGTAAAGTAAATTAACAAATTAAAATTATGGTAACAAACTTGGCTTATTTTTATGAAACATCACGCAAGGTTCGTGGTGGTAAGTGGGTTTGGGTTAAGGACTCTAATGGAGAAAGTCGCAAGAATGTTCTCCTTGGAGGTACTATCCTGAATCCAAAGAAGGGATTTGACCATTTGTATGCTGCGCAGCTCGTACAGTACACGCCAGCGCAAGGCTGTTTGATTTTCCGTTCTTTCAAGACGAAGACAGACACTGCCGCTAACGCCACTACGGTTGTCATCGAAGCCGATGGTTATTCCGATGCTCCAGAAGTAGGTATGTATGTAATGGTTGCTCCCGACTCCGTAAAGGTGAAGTCCATCGCTTCCACAAGCGAACTTTCCGTTGCTAACAGCAAGGTTGATTTGTCCGACGCAACGTTCACCGAGACTGAGACCGACTACACTGGCACTTATGCAAAGATTACCGCAGTCGCGTACGACGAAGCAAACGAGAAGTTCACCTTGACACTCGAGAACGCCTTGGCAGCAGCAAAGATTGACGCAGGTACAATCCTCGTTGAAGCAGATGCAGCAGCAGACGTAGCTGAGGATAATCCTACAGGTGTATGCAAGGTTCTCGTTCCTAACCCCAACACTTTCATTGAGGCTGACCGTGACCTTATGCCTGCAGAGGGCTATGGTCTTACTGGTGATGCTAACTATTCTATCAGCACCGTTTATGACAAGCAGGCTTGGATTCAACGTATGCAGCCACTTCCGCAGTATGTGCTTGCGAAGAATCGGTCTTACATTGACGGAATTTTCTGGATTTAAAGAAAGGAGATACAATTATGGCAAACGCACTTAAATATCAATGGTCGCCTGATGAGGCGATTGAAAAACTTTATCAGAAGGGTTTCATGGACGGGACTAACGTTGGTTTCCTCCAAGCACTTATTGATAACACAATCGAAATCGAGGAGAACGCTTTCTTTTGGCAAGAGCATTTCCGCGTTGAGGGCAATGAGTATCAAGTTGACATTGCCGACTTGAAGAAGAACCCAGCATGGACAGTTCGTCAGAAAATCAATCGTTCAGTTCCTATGGCTGATGCAATGGCACCGCTTTCCGAAACCATGCAACTTGACGCTGAAGGCTACGAGGAAAAGACAGGCTCTATCTACCAATATGGTAAGGGTCTGTTTGAAACATCAATGTCGAAACTTGAACTTGAGGCTCGTCTGAGAGAACTTGGTTCTGACCAAAACCTTATCACAGGCTTTGTTCGTGGCGTTGCAGACTTGGTTAAGTCGCACAACCTCACGGTTTCCCACATGGCTGCTATGA